ACGAAGGAGACTCCAATTACAAACCCAACGACCCCCTTTTCGTGGCAAATGCCGACGGCGTCCGATTTGGTCACGGATTTACCAGCAGATTTTGAGACATTCGGTCAAGCCGTTGCAACTTCAATGGCTGACCTGCTAGGTGGTACAACTGGTCAAATTCTTGCAAAAGCGTCAAATACAGACATGGATTTTTCATGGGTGACAAATGACGTTGGTGACATTACTGCCGTTACCGCTGGAACAGGTATTTCAGGCGGTGGAACTTCAGGCGCGGTGACAATCACAAATTCAATGGCAACAACAATTGACGCAAAAGGTGATCTTATTCCTGGCACAGGCGCAGATACTTTTGCCCGTTTAGCCGTTGGTACTGACTACGGATTTTTACAAGCAGACGCAGCGCAAGCAACTGGCTTACTTTGGAATAATGCTGCTTGGACTACTTACACGCCAACAGTTACAGCAACAACAGGTTCTTTTACAACAGTTTCGGCAACTGGCAGATACACACGCGTAGGAAAATTATGCGTGACACAATTTACAGTAACAATAACAACCAACGGAACTGCAGCTGGACAGGTCGTAGTTACTGCGCCATTTGGGGCTTCGGCAGCCGTAACTTACATGGGCGTGACACGCGAAAGTAATGCAACAGGAAACGCAGGTTATGCAGCAATAAGCAGCGGCGGAGGTTCATCATTTTATTGTGCAAATTATGATAACAGTTACATGGGCGGAACAGGTCGTTTAATTTCAGGAACAATAAGTTATGAGGTGGCGTAATGGCAAAGTTTGTTTCTAATCTTTTAAATGATGATGAAGTTTCAGACGAGTTGTATTTAATTCGCATGCGTTTATGGCGCGACAAGGAATTGTCTAACACAGATTGGACGCAGGTTGCAGACGCGCCTGTCGACCATGCGGCTTGGGCAATTTATCGGCAATCGTTGCGTGATTTGCCGTCAAGCAATTCTGACCCAAGAAAAATTGAATTACCTGTTGCGCCATGACTTACCCTGACGGTACAAGCGCACGCCTGATCGAAGTCGCCGCAGCTGAAATCGGCACAGTCGAACAAGGCGACAATCTGACAAAGTACGGCAAATTTACAAAGGCTGACGGCTTGCCGTGGTGCGGTTCATTTGTCAATTGGTGCGCGGCACATGCAGGTGTAAAGATTCATTCAGTCGTTGGCACTGCAATTGGCGCACACAAATTCAAGGAAACAAATCGCTGGTCAAACATGCCGCAATTGGGTTACTTGGCTTTTATGGATTTCCCACATGACGGCGTTGATCGCATTTCACACATTGGAATTGTTGTTGGACTAATCGACGATAAGACCTGCGTGCTGATCGAGGGCAATACCAGCGGGACAGGCGACCAGCGCAATGGCGGCATGGTCATGGTAAAAGTTCGCAAGATCGGGACTGAAATTGTTGGGTTTGGAATTCCTAAGTTTGTCCCTTATAAGGGCGAATTCCCAACAGTTGAAATACCAAAATCGGGAGTCAAACCGACAAAGGAGAAAACAAAATGGACAAAGCAAAAGCCGTAGCAGCCTCATGGGCGCGTTCATTCATGGCAGCAGCCCTAGCGTTATACATGGCGGGCGTTACAGACCCTAAAACCCTTGCAATGGCAGGTGTGGCAGCGGTTGCACCCGTAATCTTGCGCTGGTTAAACCCGCAGGATAAGAGTTTCGGGTTAACGGGGAAGTAGCCCGAAGACTTGCGGTCGTGGGCTTAGCGTTGGGCATTTCGCTAAGTCTCACGGCTTGCGGTTATCAGGGCTGGGTACGTTATGAGTGCCAAGAATTTGAAAACTGGTCGAAGCCAGAATGTCAGCCGCCAGCGTGCGTCCCTACTGGAACATGCACTGACGACATACTTGGATTTGAGTCATCACAGACCAGCACGACGCAAAACCCCTGAGGAAATACACGCGCAACTAATCCTGATTATCGGCGCGACACTTGCAGCTGTTTTCTTAATTGTGACTTTAGGAATTACTTACGCCCTAATTTTCGTAACACAGCCAATTGGGGCACAAGCACCAAACGACGCAGCCTTTATTGATTTGCTAAAAACATTGGCGATTTTCCTGACTGGTTCATTGGGCGGGGTGCTTGCTGGCAACGGACTTAAATCCAAGCAAAAGCCGACAGACACGCCGATAAACACGCAAGGTTCTTGACGGCGCGTTGATCATGCGTCACCCTGAGGGCAGGTGGTAGCAGTTACCGCCTAGAATCGGGAGAATTCAAAATGGTACTTGATCTACTAGACACAGCAACATTGGGTCGTTTAAGCATGCTGGTCATTTTGCTAGTAATGGCAGCAGCAGTCGGATACGCAAAAGGCTTCAAAGACGGCAAGCGCGAAGGCTTCGCACGACGTAAGGCAATCAGCCGCCACATTGCAAACAAGGCGGTTAAGTAATGGGGTTCTTGGATAATTACGAGGCTTCACGCGAACGTCTAGAACGCTGGATTAAGACTTACCCAACAGGTCGCATTGAAACCCGCATAGTCGAATTCAGTGCCGAAAAAGGTTATGTACTAGTTGAAGCAAAAGCCTTTCGCAACGACACGGACGTCAACCCAGCGGGAATCGATTATGCTTACGGTTATCAGGGCGCGTATCAGCAAAACATGAAGCGGTGGTTTTGCGAAGATACAGTTACGAGCGCAATTATGCGCGTTCAGCAATTGGTTATGGGCGGGGCTGAGAGAAGTACAAAGGAGATCATGGAGCAGGTGGAACGTACGCCAGCCAAGATCGCTAACACTGACTCAACTGATTATTGGACGACAAAGTTTGGCGACGTGCCAAGTTACAAATCAGCTGCCGAAGCCGAGCAATCAGGTATTCCGTCGTTTGGTTCAAGCGTTGACGCAATAGCCCAGCAATTAGGTGGTGAGTTAGTAAAGGAAGCACCGCAATGCAGCCACGGGCACATGATCTGGAAGCAATCACATGAAGGCGCGCCTAAGGCGTGGGGCGGGTATTTCTGCACCGAACGCACAAAGGCAACGCAATGTACGCCTAGATGGTACGTCATGCGATCAACAGGAAAATGGGAACCGCAAGCGTGAGCGAGTACATGGAGATAATCAACCCGCAAACCATGATCGGCAAACTACTTAAAAATGGTGAGGTTGTCGAAGAATACAAAATGGAGCAATGCGACAAATGCTCAATACTTACACGCCTGGACGCGTTCGGCTATCAAAAGGGTTTTGGCAATGAGAAGGTTATTTGGTTTTGCATTGGTTGCCGATGAAAATGGAATTGACGCACGACGAGCAAATGGTCTGCATGCTTGCGGCGGTCAAACTAACGGCTGAATCGACTAAGGGAATGGATAACCCGCAGCGGTATCAAAAGAGTTTGGCTACCTTTGAGTACCTGGTTGAATCTGCTGAGGCAATTGGTAGCGAATGGGTAGTTGCTAAATACTTCAATCTCCCATTTGACCCATACGAAAACAAATTTAAGGTCAAGGCTGACGTTGGCAATGCGATTGAAGTACGTTGGACTAAATACGTTGCAGGTCAGCTGATAATTCACGAATACGACAGACCAAACGACATAGCCGTGTTAGTTACAGGTCAAGCACCGCATTACTTCATTGCGGGTTGGATACCCATTGCAATGGCGCAACGCCCCAAGTACCGTCATTCCAAGCAACCTAATTGGTGGGTGACACAAATCAACCTTCAGCCGATCGAGAATTTGAGGAAATCCAACTATGGACACAGTTCAATTTGAATGTCGCAAATGCAAGAAAATAACAAAGCAGCTGATACACAACATCACAGACCTACTGCCACCAGGTGTGGAGACAATTCAATGCACAGTGTGCAGTTGCATGACGGTTGCACAGATAGGGGATTCAAATGCCAATCTATGAGTTTGAATGCACAGTGTGCAAAATCCGTGTTGAGGTGGATCGTTCAATGCACGAGGAACGAGACGCACAATGCTGCGGGCAAGCAATGAACCGAATCTATTCAGCACCAGGCATTTCATTTAAGGGTAAAGGCTGGGGTGGACAATGAATAGTTATCCACAGACGTTTTCCACAGGGGTGCAAAACCTGT